AAAAAATATCAAAAAATAATATAAAAAATTATACAGCATAACCATCAACCAACTTCCATAGTAATCAACCAGACCATCCAAGCAACAGCACTTGTGCCAACTAAAACAGCAATGCCCATAATAGTATAGTCTCGTATCATACGTTTTTGCTCTTCACGAGCATAAACAGCTTCTTGCCTTTGCCGTCTAATTCTACCCTCTTCACGGAGCAACTCTTCGTAAGCCTGTAAGCCATAATGACCAACTAACCAGTTTTTAAGGTCTTCACGTTGCTTTTGAATTTTCTTTTTAGCTGCAAAACTCTCCATTGCAACTTCTTGGACAGAGCCGTTAAATAATTTATCAAATGTTGAGGGATTGTTAGAGTTTTTGTGAATGTTGTCTATATCAGATACAGCACCCATCCATTTTCCTAAAGTAGCTGTACAGTCTTCAAGTTCTTTACCTGATTGTACCATAGATACAAAAGTTTTATAACAAGTTGTAGCTGTGCTAACTGCGGCACCTAATGTAATTGGATCAATCATTTAAAAATACTTTGTTTGTTTTACCTTGCTTACTATTCCCCCTTTGTTAAATCTAAATTTTTTTTGTCCAGTATAAGGCTCTATCCCATAATTTTTTTTATGTTTTTCATTGTATTTACGATTTTCAGAAATTCTATCCATAGCTCTTCTCTGTGCTGGTGTCATACCAGAAAAAAGTTGTATTGATTCCTCTTTAGTCGTAAATCCTTTTCTGCGATCTGCCATTTAAAATGTGCCTTTGTATTCCTTACCTGTCATTTGTGCAGATGTACCACCTTTTACAAGACCACCTTTATTCTTTTTTATAACTGTTTTTCTATTCATAAACATTTTTCTAATTGCATCTCCTTTTTTACCCTCTGGAATTATATAAGGCAATGTTTGATACCCTTTACCTAAACCTTTTTTTGTATAATTTTTAGGACCTGCTACTTGACCACCTTTTTTCATACCTAACATTTTTGCAATTTTATTTCTGTCTGCATCAGAAATACCTCTACCAGACTCTTTACCCATCATTTGATTTATTTTTTCACGATCTGCATCAGATATACTTTTACCAGATTCTTGAATAAAAAGTCGTTTTACTTTTTTTCTATCTGCATCAGAAATACCTCGACCAGATTCTTTATAAATATCACTTTGAACCTCTTTAGTAGTTTTACCCACTTTACCACCTCTTCTCATAAAGCCCATCTTGTTACGAACTTCAGTTGGTAGTTTTTTTAAACCTTTATTACCTTTAGGAACTGGCTTTAGATTTTTTCCCATTTGACTCTCCTTTTTTTGGTCTACCTTTTTTCTTTGAAACAGGTTTAGGTGTAGCTTTTACTTCACCACTGTCAACTATTTTTTCAACTTCAGGTTCTTTTACTTCGTGAAACACTGGTTCAGAAGCAACACCTTGTTTAGCGTTTCTTCTGTCAACCTTTTTTTGTTTTTCAACTTTATATATTTTTTCTCTGATTGAACTAACCACTTTAATTTCTCCTATTGTTTGCATTAAGTTGTGCAATATCTCTTTGAGTTTCAATACGTTCTTCTGCAATACGTGTTTTATCATTTAACGCTTCCTCCGAAATGTCAATTCTTTGTTGGTCTACAAGTCTTTGATTTCTTTCTTTTTCTCTATCAAATTCTTGTTTTTTGTTAAATTCCTCTGCTCTTCTTTGAACATCAGCACCTTTAATTGCTATCTCCTGTTTTCTTAATTCAACAAGAGGATCACTTGAACCATCTGGTTCTAATGTTTGTGCATATTTTTCTGTTAATTCACCAATGATTACAGCAGCACGATCTTGTATTTGATCATTTATCTGCTGCATCATTTGTGGATTTTGTTGCATCATCATCTGTTGTTCAGGTGGTATATTTGCTGTAATCTCTTGTGTTGCCATAGCTTCAGCCATCATACCTATATGTTCTTGTATATGACCTTGTAATGTCATAACTATTGTCGCATTAGCTTGTGCAACGGGAGTTGATAATATTGCTAAATGAGCTTCTATATGTGCTTCATGATTTTGTTGTGGAAATGCTTGTAATCTTTGACCACGCATAGCTTCTTGATTTTCCCTTGCAGGATTAGCTGGTTGTGGTTGTGGTGGTCTTGGTAAAACTTGATCTATGTTCGACACACCTAATGCTTCATACATCTTACGATATGCTTGATATAATCCTTGTGGGCCACCATGTATCTCTGGATTACTTTGTGCTAATTGTAATTGTGTTTGAGCCAATGCTATACGTTGTGACATTGAAAAAATATTTGGATCACTAATTGGTAAAACATCAATACGATCGTCAAAGTCTGCTGCCTTTATCATGGGCGGTAGACCAGTTTGATAAGGGTAAGGTGCAGGATTATCTCTGAATATATTTGCTAGTAATTTAAATTCTTGTTTTTGTGAATAATGAAGCCTTTTATGAATAGCACTCATAACCTTCGTGCCACGTTCCATAATAGCCATTGTTGTACCAACAGGTGTCTCTCCACCCATCTCACTGATCTTCATATCAGCCATAGAAGCGAAACGTCTGCCAGAGTCTACCAAAGTACCTAACAACGAATATAACGTGTTTGACGGCTCTTTAAACGGCAATGCCATCAATGATTGACGTATATCCATACCTGCAACATCAATATCTCTAAACTCACCAGGAGAAAGAGGTGAGTCTTCATCTCTTATTCTAGCTCCTCGTGCCTTAAATCCTGCAGGAAGATTGCTTAATGTACCTGCATCAATTAATTGTCTAAGTAAACTTGTTGATGCTTTAGCAAGACCACCCATCATATGTGTCAAGCCAAATCCATAAAATCCAAGACCAGGCAAAAATTTGTAATGCACAAAAAATTGTTTCTTTCGCATCAGTAAATCTTGTTGATTGTAATTACGCCTTATGGACAGTATCTCACCTGTCTTTTCGAGCATGGAAACGATATATGGATATTTTAATCCTGTTTCTTCACCATTCTCATCTCTATCTTCAAAGCCTTTTATTTCTAAATTTGTATGTATTTCGTGAACAACAATTTCCTCATCATACCCTGATGGTGTCATGCCATCAATTCTACCTAATTGTTCTTTAATATCATCGTAAGATGAATCATCAGAACCATTTGAAGGCAAATCTACATCTTTATAAAATTTAGTTAACTGAAGTTTAAGAATATCGTTTTTACTCATGGTTACTACATGAGTAACACGAGAAGCTGTCAGTAAATCTGTAGCAGAATATGGTACGATTATATCTTCCGCATGGACAAATTTACTAACAGCTCTTTGTAATAACGGATCAAAATAAATCTTTTTAAATGTTGAACCTACAATAGGAAGATAAAATAACATTTGATCTAACTCAGGATCAAACTCTTCCATGTTATTAACTATTTCGTAGTTCATGTAATCTTTAACACGTTCAGCTTGTGCGATAACATCTGGTGTCTCTTGACCAACTATTTGCACTCTTACAGGCCCACCCGCAGGTAACAACTCACGGTATGCTTGTGCTTGAAATTGTGTAATAGATTCAGAAAGTAACGGATGTATTACACCTGTTGCACCTTCAAAAGGTTCAGTTCTGTCTTCATAATTAATACCTAAAAGTTCAAGACCTGATTTATATATTTGTTCCCATTCTTCTCTTGATGATAAATCATCACGAATAGATTGTTTTAAATCAGAGGATATGACACCTAATTCACCTTCATCAATAAATTCTGCTAAATTAGCATCAAAAGGTATTTGATCCATTGGTATTGGTTGTTCTTCAGGTAATTCACCAACAATAGCTGCACCATTTTCAAGTTCTGTTACATTTGGTACAATAGGTGATTCAACTACATCTATCTCTTCAGGTAGTTCTTGTATATCCTCTATAGGGCCGCCTGGACCTAGTGGAATTTCAGCCATTTTAACTCTCTCCTAAATCTAATACATTGATACCATTTAATGAACCTACAAGTCCACCCTGTTTATAAACAGATTTAGATTTTGGTTCAGTTATTGTATCTACTTCTATAACTGTGTGTTCTTTATTATTTCCTATTGGAGTGTTAAATTTAATAGAATCTGGGTCTTTATCAATTTCTTTTGCTGTGTTTTTGAATACTTCTAGTAAATTTGCATATCCTTTAGTAACACCTGGATTTCTTTTAAAAGACTCAACATTTGGAAAAACTACACCATTTAATTTTTTATTTGCTGCTATATCCAAAATATCTTTTATTAATAGTTTTCCCCATTGTTCAGGTTTTACTATTGGTTGATAAGATGGTTTTGCTTTTTCAGTTTTTAACAATATTTTATTATCAACTTGAGAATTTATATTATCAGCTATAGCGTTAAATGTATTATTTTGAATAACATCAGTATTAATTTTAATACCACTTCTTTCTATATCTCCTATAATATTACTCACATTATTTCTGTTATTAAATTTTTTAATTGTTCTTTGTATTTGATTAAGGGTATTTTGAAGAGTTTCAAAATCTTTCTGTTCAGCTTTTGTCATATTATTTTTAGATGAAATAGTATCTATTGAATTTCTATTAGACGTTTTAATTAATTTAAAATCATTAAAAACAATTTTTTCATTTTTAAATTTAGGGTACATTGTAATTAACGCTTGATAAACTTCTTGTGTATTATTTCCACCTATTTCATCACTTTTTCTTATTTCGTTAATAAAATGTAACATCTCTGCTTTAAAAGTATTTTGATCCATACCTAGCGTATTGTTAATATAATTTTTATTACTATCTATTATTTGATCCATCAAATAATTATATCCGCCAAATATTTCTTGGCCGTCTTCAATAATACTTTTAACTATATCATCAGTTACACCAGGAAATTGAAATTCATTGTTAAAATTATCTAATAATTTTTTTGTTTCAGTTTTAGTAACTTCACTTAATTGAGTTCCAGGATACATACTAAATTGAAAAGGTGTATCTCCGTCTAGTTTTAAGTATATATCAAATTGATTTTCAATAACTTGATCTCTTAATTTTAAGATTTCTTCTAATTCAGGACCAAAAAATTCTTTACGAGTAGCATCATTTTTAAAAACAATGCTTCCATCATCAGAATGATTTAACTTAACTTCAGTCAAAGGACTAACATCAGGATTAAGATTTAATGTAAGTTGATTAATATTATCGTTTGCAGTATCAACAGTATTTTGTAAATTTTTTTCTAATTCAAAATCTTTAAATCCTGTGCCAGGTTTTTCTTTTGATCCTAATGCTTGAATTGAGAAATCTGATTGCAACTCTTCTATAACTAAATATTTTTTACCATCTAAAATTCTTACTGATACTCTTGCGTGTGCTAATCTTTCATCATCAAGTCCTTTTAATCTTGTGCCATGTGAAAAAGATGTTTGATCAGGTTTTCCTGCATTATTAATTGTTATAAAACCATAATCTATTATTTCATCTCCTTTACCATCTCCTGCAGAACCAGAAATTCTTTGTTGCCCTCTAAATAATTCATTTCCTTGTGGCAAAAAAGATTTACTCAATAGTTTGTCACCAATATTTTGTGAATTTAACATGGAAGATATTCCGCTTACAGGTCCTAATCTTCCTGCTGCTTCTGCATCTCTAAATACTTCTTGTCTAGCTTGAGATATGAGTTTTCTATCATTTGATGATAATGTTAATTCTTGAATATTGTTAATTTTTCCTAATTTTTTATCTATATCAGATATAAATGAGCTACTAAGTGTTAATTTGTTAGGATTATCATTAAGATTAATTTTATCGCCTGTAATAGCGTTAAATATAAATCTTCCATTTTTTGTCTCATGAAACTCAAAAATATCATCACTTCCTTTTAGAAATGATAAATTTGCATCACTCATTTCTGTTTCAGTAATTTTATTATTTTTAATATTAGAGTTTACAATTTGATTGTATAAATCACTTCCTTCAAGACCATTAGGATTTTCTTTTAATATTTTTTCAGCAACTAATTCTGCATTATAATGTGTTGGTCTAACTAAAACTACATCATCAAAAAAAGTTTCTGATCTTAGTATTTCATTAGGGCTTTTTGTTGTTATACTAAATTTTTTGTTATAATCTGTTCCCGCTGGTATTAAATTTAAATTAGGTGCTTCCTTAGATACTCTCGTTTTTCCCAAAGCCTGTACTTTACCTTGAATCATATTTAAAATACGATCTGGTGGATTGTTTGCCGCTAACATTTTGTCCGCTGTAGTTTGTAATTCACCTTGTATTTCTACAGGAGCGTTGTTGATAGCTTCTTGAATATTACTTGTTTCACCTACAAAATTAGTTGTTTGTTGAGCTGTAGATAAATTTTGTACTTGTTGTGTTGTTTGGTTTTGCGGTAAATTTTTTGACGCTTGAAATATGCCTTTCAATAAATTTTTAGTTGCATTTGGAAATTTTAAAGCTGTGCCACCTGCTAAAACTATAGGTGCAGCAAATCCAGCGGCAGGAGCGTATAATTGTGCTGTATCACCTACAACACCTAATGCTTGTAATATGCCTTCACCAGTGCCAGCTAATCCTCCAACTATATCTCCACTTTTAAAATCACCATAGGCATCAGAAACAATATCACCAAAACTTGGTAATTTACCTCCACTAAAAGGATCAGGTGCTAGACCAGCAGCTTCTAATGTTGCACCACCAGGAGCCATTATTATTCCAAAATCTGAAGCTCCTACAGCTAATTTTTTTGCTTGGTCTTTTGTTAAAAAAGGTTGGCTTTGAACATTTGTTTCTGCACCACCGCCAACAGGCGTAGGTATGTTAATCACATTTTGATTAACTTCATCTTGTTTAGATAAATCAAAAATATCTTCAAAATTTAAACCCATAATTTAAAAAGTTCCTTTAAAATTACTTGGCTTTGCAAACTTAACTCTTTTTTTAACAACTCCACCTTTTGCCATAGGATCACCTTTTCTTGACAACTCTTCTCGTGCTTTTTTTTCTGCTTCTTTTTCTGAAAAGCCAAGAGATATATATTTTAAAAATAAACTCTCTAAAGTGCTCTCTGACTCAGTAACGCTCATTAATAATACTCCCTTTTCTCTCGGTAATATTCATCTTCTTCGTAGTCGCTTGGAGTAATGATAAACCCTCCTTGACGAAAACGCAAGATAGCTTGTGTCATGCTATCTGCTAAATCATCATGTTCGCCATTTGGAAACGCTGCACATTCCTCTACAACCTCGTCTGCAAAACCTGTATCAGGTCGCCAAACCATACCACTTTCAAAGACAGGAGCACAAGAATTCATACGTGTAAATTTATCTGCACCCCTACTTGGCGTAAAAGGCGTAACTGGAATACCCATTCTTCTCAGTTCATGTGTCAAAGGCGTACCTGTAGCCTTTTGTTCTATTAGAATCATATCAGGATCGTATTCATTATATAATTTATAAGCAACATCCTTTAATTCTGGGAAATCCCAACGCCCTCTTTGTGCATCAAGTAGTATGATTGCTTCGGATTCACCTTCAACTGGATTAAATATTCCCCAAGTAGTAATAGCAGAAAAGTCAGCTCTTTCAGATTTACTGTATGCAGTATCATAAGATTGTATGATATAACTAACATGTGGTGGATCATCATTCTCCCAGATGTTCCACCACTCCCTTTTGATAATCGCACCTTCTTCAGCAGTCGGATTCTGCAAATACTGTGCGTTCCACTTACTTACAGGGATAGATGAACGAACACCTTCAAGCTCTTCTCTCTTCCAATACTCAGGCCATAAAACATTGTCTGTGTCGGGAAATATAGCTGGAAACTCCACAACTTCCCACTGATCTGCACCACCCTCCGCTTGTTTTTTAAGAACTTTAGCAGTCAAATCACGAATACTCCATCTTGTCATAACAATAATAATACTACCACCTGGCTGAAGTCTTTGTCTTGGACCAGAGGTGTACCATTCGTAAATATTGTCTAATGCAGTGGGGCTTAATGCATCTTGTTCAGAAACAGGGTCATCAATAATAAGTAAATCAGCACCACGTCCTGCTAACGCACCACCGACACCAACAGCATAGTACTCACCACCCTTGTTTGTAGACCAACGACCAGATGCTTTAGCATCAGATGCTAAATTAATCTCAGGAAATATTTGTTTAAAATCTTCACTGTCAATTAAATTTTTAACTTTACGACCAAAACCTACAGCCAACTCAGATGTGTGTGTCGCTTGTATAATCTTACTTGTCGGCTTGCGACCCATCATCCATGTTGGAAACAAATAACTCGCAAATTCAGATTTAGTATGTCGTGGTGGCATATTGACAATCAAACGTGTTGATTTGCCGTCAGCAACATCTTGTAACTTCTCTGCATATATTTTGTGATGCTTACCCTCAATAAAAGAAGGCCAAACATGTTTTACAAAATCTAAAAAATTTTTTTGATAAACATCTCTTTTTTCTAAATCTGTCAATCTTGCAACTATCTCACCAAGTTTGGTCATCTCATCATCAGTGAGATAGTCTGTAGGGATGTTAAAGTTATTCGTCATTATACATATTATCAAAAATCCTATTTACATCTAAAGTATAATCTAAATCAGACTTTGAATAATGTGTGTGTTGTGACGGTCTAAAATCTGGTGCACCCTCGCCTGTTTGAAACCAAGCGGGGTGCGTAACTCTAACTCGGTTGTTTGGTAGTGCTACGATATTACCTGTCCATTCACCTGCATCTAACAAATACATGACATGACTCTGCTTGTGCTGTGCAGGATCATCAGCAATCTCACTCTCTGTGTAATCCACTGTAAACAAATACTTCGCTGGATAAAAATCACCACCTATCTTTGCCATCCAAGGACAAGGAGTAGCCCTATCTAACGTATACACTGCGTGATGATGCGAGGAGCAATCCCAAGGTTGAGCATCATGTGTATCCATCGCATCAGGCCACTCCTCAACTGGTATGTCTGCCATCAAACCAGTGATAGGCATCCTCGCCCACATAGCTCCGCCATGAACATTAGGAATTTTTGTTCCATCAGTTTCTGAACCTGTGAATATAACCTGAAAACTTAAACAACGATTAGGCATAGTCGTTACAGCTATTGCCATAGCATGTAAGAACTCTCCGTGATATTTGTCGTGATTACAGGTGTACTCCCTCCTCACCCAACACTTGAAGTGAGGTATATTACTCTGTAAATACGGCATTAGTTTTTAACGAGCTTGTACCCTTTGCTCTTGGCTGCTGACCTAATCTTAGCTAATGTCATTCCACCAACGGCACCACCTTTTTTCATGCCCTTCTTTTTCATGACACCGCCCATTTTCATGCCTTTAGCCATCATTTTTCTAGGTGAAATCTTACCACCCATCTTCATGCCTTTGGCTTTGACCTTGCCACCTTTTTTCATTCCTTTGGATTTTACTTTACCACCCATTTTGTAACCCTTTTTCTTCATCATTTTATTTGCTCCTTTATTGATTTGTTGAGGGATTTTTGATCTCGATATTGTCATTTATGTAATTGTACTAATAAAATTGTCTAACGCATTGTCTAAACTCGATACATTACCACCTTCTTGCATAGTTGCAACTGGCATCTTCATATTAGCTAATAATTCTTTAAAAAAATCAGGTTGAATAATCGGTGGAAGCATAGGCTGTGTCGGCATATTAAACTGCGGAAACGCTGGTAAATTAGCTAAATCAAAGCCTGGAGTCCTTGTTGATTCTACAATAGGACTAGTCGGTGCTGTCGGGGTCGTGTCATCTCCAGATGGCGGTAAATCTATAATTGGGTCAATCGGTGTGGTCGTATCAACCGCAGGGGGCATCATACTTTGTATCATAGCTCTCATGCGTTGCTCTTCTGCTAGTTTTCTCTCTGCACTTTCTTGGTCTTTACGTCTAAAATCTTCAAGCTCTTGATTTCTAGCTGCTGTACTTCTTGTTTGTGCTAATAAATCAGCATACCCTAAAGGTGTGATGTTACCAGCATCATCTCTTGCCTTGCCAAAAACACCACCAAATATGTTTGCTAAACCTCTTTCAAATTTTCCCATATTAGATAATTCTTCTGTTGCATCATCAATATTAACAAATGTGTTATCATAGTTTGGATTGAAATTTCCTGATCCTTGAAAATCACCACTTGATGCTAAGTCTAAAGGCATTGAATCATCTTCTGGTGGAAAAACATTTAATGGTGATGAAAGTGGATTGTTGTTTTCAGCAAAATTTAATGCAGCATCTGCTAATTGGTCAACAGCAAGATTAGAACCACTATTATCAGAAGCTGGTTGAGAAGGTGAATACATCTCATCATATTCACTTAAAAGATTTTCAACATAATCATCTTCTATCTGTTTAGCTCTTTCAGGCTCTGCTACTTTAAGGTTAGTAGTAAAACCACCATTGCTAAACCCTTGAATAATACTGTTCTCATTACTGTCCATAATCTCTGAACCTAAATTGTCCATGAAACTAGGATCAAAAACATCGACCATACCACCCATATTCATCATCATGGGTGGCTGAGACATTGGTTGTTGCATAGGAGGTTGCATAGGGGGCAAAGCAGCAGGTGCACTCATCGAGGTAATATTAGGTAGAAGCTGTTCTGCGGTTTTTGACGCTATCGCATCTTTATAACCTTCCATATAACTCTTTAACTTACTTCTTTTTTCAGCAGAAACCGCTATATTCATCGGTGCCCCCTGTGCAGGTGCGGGCGGTCTTGGTTGCAGTGGGCCACCCATGCCAGAAGCAGTAAAATTTGCCATATAAAACCCCTATTTATCTTCTACATGACCGACCTTACTATCTTTTTTTTATTTTGACAATACGTTATCTATTTCTTTTACCGCTTGACGACACATTCGATACATAAAATCAAATTGTGGGTTCTGCTCACCATGATCAACTTGATCTGCTAACGCATCTCGTAGTCTTTCCATGCGTTCACGCTCAAATTTTGAAAAAACAAGGTAAGATTTGTCCTTTAACACCTCTTCAAATGGTTTTTCTTTGTTTTGAACCAAGTATTTCATCGCATACTCCATGGGAAGCGACACAGGAGTGTCACCAGACTCATAAAAACAGTACATTCGATGCGTAATACCTAATTTTTTTGCCATCTCTACCTGCGTGTAGCCTAAATCCATGCGGTGGTAACGCATATCATGCCCCTGCCACTTGCTATATTCGGTTTTTGGTCGCTTAATTGTGCTCTTCATCTTTAACTTCCTTTAATATTTTCTCTTTTAGCAAATCTTTTGTGAAATCTTCTACAGAATTAAACCTTATCGACTTTCCAGACCATGACGCTAACTGCTCAGACATGATTTTTAAGAAAGCACTCTCTCCAGCTTTGCCATAAATACTCATTTTACGCATAAATTCTATCACGGAGGTTGGGTTCTCACCCTCAAATACACTTTTTTCGCCTACATCTAGTTCATACTTTGTCATTATACACCTATTTTTTGTTATATATAATATATAGTAATATACTTCATGATTGTCAAGATGTGCCTGGGCGTTTGCGGAAAACTTAGCGGAG